GCGGTATGGAAAAACATTTTCCTGACCACAAAAAAGAAGCTTGGCAAGATTTAATTATTAGAAAATCAAAATCTGAAACAGCCCATGAAATAGTTGAGATATTATTTGATGGTGGCTATTGCTACGACATGATTAACGAAACATGGAAAAGTTGTGGAGATTTTAATTGGGAGACAGCCGAAAAAATGTTTGGTTTACAGTCTCTTGAAGAAAAAGGACATGAAGCAGAGCCATACGCATCATGGAAAATATCTATTTATAATTGGTAAAACCTACTGATGAGCAACACTGAAAGGTGGCGAAAAAGCGGACACTTGTTCGCTTTCTAGGTAAATTATAGGAGTAAATATGAATAAACCTGAAGAAAATAAAGTTTACGCATTAACTGGCGGAACTGGACAGCCTTGTATTGCAAATGGTAATACTTGGGCTGAAAGTGAAGTAAAAGATAGCTTAGTATCTTTAAAGATACATGAGCCAAATAAAACCGATAAACCTAAATGTCATGGTTGCGGTGTTGTTGTCTTTCCTGAAGATGATAATTGTTGCGATAGATGTTTAGAATTATCTTATAACGAGGAATAAATATGAATGTAGAAAAATATATAAATAAAAATATGTATGAACTTATTAAACATACTAGGAACTGGAGTTATGTGCATAATGCAGAGCCTAGTGA